CAAATATGATAAATAACCATATCTATAGAGTTCCGGACACTCTTTCAGTAAAAGTGTCCCCTAGCGCGTCCCATACTGCTGTTCGCAGTACAGTAGCTGCTAGTACTAATGTCATTCCAATCTTCCGAGAGTTTTCAACTCTCTCGGCAGAACCATTGGTATTATCAATTGCAAAACAATGTTGTTTGCAATTCACAGAGAAATCTGTGATTTTCCCAATAGTTGAATCACTAATCTGGCCTTTCGTTTGTAAGAAAGGACAATTTGTACCTAAGGAACTTGGTCGTTTTACAGAATCTATGAAAGAGACTGCAATACGAATTCATTCTTTTATCTCACATGATAATAAGGAGCAAACTTTTGTTAAGTTTTGGCTCGACCTATATATGTGTAAGGTAGCTGGTGATCTAGTCATGCCTGAGAAGGCTGATTGGATTGACAGGGGTTTATTTTCGGGTTGGTTGAAAAGATTTGTGTTACGTTCTATTGCTAGACGTGACATTTCCTTTCTCTATTCTTTACAAAAAGGATCTAAGATGATGTGGCCTAAACTTGGTAATACCAAGTATAAAGCTGCTATGTTAGATTCTCAGAAGAATATTGGACAACGTCGTAAAGAGGTACCTCTTGATGTACTACGTAAAATACGTGTTACTGCTCGAGAGATCTTTCACGACATTGGAGAAGCAAATCGCTTTCTTCCAAGCACTTCTGCATGCTTACAAGCTTCCGTCCTAGATGGAGGGGCGTTAAGTCTATTTGCAGAAATGCAACCGATTGATCCAGAAGAATTTGGACCGATTCCTACTCTTGAATATGCATGTGGTAAGCACAGACAAAAGATTGCTGACATGGCGGTTTGGCAAGTCAACGAACATTTATACGATAAGGAAGTCGATATAAATGGTGGTGTCTACTATCCTATGATGGATGTCAAGTGGTGTGGTGTTTTTGAGCCTGGTAAGATTAGGCCCATCGGTTTTATGGATGGGTATCTATGTACAGCTCTTCGAATACCACAAGGACAGATGTTATCATCATGGAAGAAATGTCGATATTCAACGATGTTAGAGTCAGATTTGTTGGCACGAGTGCGTGCTCTGGATGCGAAAGCTCCAGATTTGTTGTGGTGTTCAGGTGATTATAAGAATGCTACTGATCTTTTATTAAAAGATGCCTCTCTAAGTGCTTTATCAGCATTTGAGAAACATCCCCTTTATCAGGCGATGATTGCTTCACTTGGAAGTGGAAGAATCATATACCCTGACGGACCTGATAAGTTCGATCCTTACAAAGGAGGTACTACCGTTAGCCAGCTTGAAGGCCAGTTAATGGGTAATCCTTTGTCATTTCCACTCCTCTGTGTAATAAACTTAGCGGTTTACCGCTTAACTTTATACAGATGGATGGTTCAAGATAGAGAAAATCGTGTCCAAATGTACCATTTATTATATCATAATGTAATAATAAATGGTGATGATATACTTTTTAAGGGACCTCAATCATTGATTGATGACTTTAAAAGTACTTCATCTGATTTTGGATTTCAGATCTCTATTGGAAAGAACTATGTGAGTAGTGATTTTTGTCAAATCAATTCACAAGTTTTTATCAGGAGGAAAGGTGTGATGGTCAGAAAAGGCTATCTAAACCTTCGTTTAATAAAAGGTACTAATGTGAAAACTGGTGAGTCCCAGGCTAAGCCTACGGAAATCGGTAAGTCACTTAATGAGATGGTTTCTCTGTGTCCTTGGACATCAAGAGCAGTTCCTGGTGCAATGAAACGTTTCTCTCAAGAGAGAAAAACGTGGTTTGAACCAAACTGGTATCTCCCCGTTCATTTGGGAGGGTACGGTCTTGATGTTTCAATGATGCCAGAGAATCATAGATTTTCTAGAGACCAACGTAGGGTAGCATCAATGTTTGTTGCTGATCCAAAATTGGTATTATTCAGAAAGAATATGATTTCTCATAAGGATAAACTTAAGTTTTCCCCAGATTTCTTTAGTACGAAAATAGTTTATGGTGACTATGTCCCCAAAATGTATGAACAATTTGAAGAAGAATCTATCTTAGATGGATGGGTGGCAAGATTAAATCTTGCAAATCTATTCATTTCAGGTAAGGAACCTTCAACGAGTGATGACTTCTTTATGTCGAAAATTTGTAAAAATTCTAGGCTGAAACCAATGAAAACTGAGAATATGAAAGATTATTTTCAGTGTCGTATGGTTGTTGAAGTTGTTGCTCCAATTGTTCAGAACATGAAACCTATTGATTATATTAAATATGATCAAGAGGCGGGCTTCTTTGAACGTGAAGCATTCATGGATTTTGAGAATGATACAGTCACTCAACACTATTTTCTTTAGTGCATTCTGGTCCTGGGTAGGACGTTAAACTGCCTCGGTGTTTAATTGTGTTGATGATCCCCTGAAAAGGAAGACACACTGTAAATATCGATAATCGATCGGGTTTAGACATGTTTTCTTGAATCATTTGATTTTCAAGAACCTTGCCCAAAACGGTCCCTTAATAGGGATAGCATAGATTGGATAAATGTAAGATAATGTATACCAGGCTTATTTTGAATGAGAATTCAAGATAGCTTGCGGGTGAGAGTCCTGACGTGACAATAAGTAACTGGAAATATTCTAATTCCAGGCACCTCGGTGCAACTGAAATGTGTTACACTCTGTCAAAGCAGAAATGCTGTTTAATTACAGCCCTGCATCGGAGTATGAGAATTATCTTCACGTGATATCCTTTCGTGTAAGCGAACCGTACCAAACAAATGGTCTAGAGACTGCACGGCGCAAGGCTGTGTATAAATGAACAGTCCCGGTGTTGTTACCGGAATCCGATATTTAACAATGAAATCAACAAAACAAAACAATAAACAAATTAATAAAAATAATAAAATTAATAAAACTTTGCAAAGAATGCAGAGAGGAGTAGGGCAGGTTGGCACGATGAGTGCCGCTGCTGCTGCATATTCACTGGGTCAGAAGACTAAACTACCGAATATAAGTACAGCTCGAGGAAGGACAGGGTTACAGACCCGGATCGTTCATCGAGAGCTTATTTTTTCAGTGGTGGGTTCTACTACCTTTACAATTGCAGCTACTTTTAATCTTAATCCAGGATTGGCTGCCACGTTTCCGTGGTTGTCGACTCAGGCTTCTAATTGGGAACAATACCATTTTAATAAACTTAGATTTTGCTATTACACTAGATGTGCAACTACAACTCCAGGTTCGATTATTATGGCTCCCGACTATGATGCTGCTGATGCAGCACCGTCAACAGAACAGATAGCTTCAAGCTATCGTGATACTGTTGAAGAAGTTCCGTGGGTTGAACAATTCTGTTGTGAATTAGATCCTCTTGCAATGTGTGACGGTGTCAATACTAACCGTAAGTTTACGCGCTCAGGCACAGTTTTAAGTACAGATATTAAGACCTACGATGTAGGTAATCTGTTCTTATGTACCACTGATGGTACAGGTGCTAATTGGGGTAAACTATGGGTTGAATATGATGTCGACCTTTTTGTTCCACAATTACCTCCAACATATGCAACATTTGCTTCTGCAAATATTACAGCTGCTGGTGCTATTTCTAAAACTAATATTTTAGGAACTACACCAGTGTTTGTTGGAAATTTAAATGTAACAGGGAGTGGAATGACTCTTACCTTTAGTCAGGTAGGACAATTTCTAATTTCTGCATATTTTACTGGAACAGCATTGTTTGCCGTAGGGCAACCAATATGGTCGTCAACTGGAACCATCAGCAATGATGTTTATGCAGTGACTCCTAGTACACTTAATGCTTTAGTGTCGGTCCGTTTAACTATTACTAGTACAGGTCAAACTGTAACTTTAGTAGATAGTGGATCTACAGCTATAACTGCATGTGTTATAAGTATTGCATCTTATGCTGTTGCAAATGGTGCTCTTTAATAATTATTATTTTTATATTTTGTTAGTGAAATGTACGCGCTGTACTACGGCGTACATTGGGAAAATGATGTAGTAGCTTTACAAATTATCATGTGTGTGTTCAACGAATACCCCACTAAGACTAAACCTGATCTCGTAAAATCGAGCGGTAGTAGCTTAGCAGATGCTGTGAAGACTAATATGAAACTTGAAGGACCATGAACCACCGGGCGGAGATGAATCCGCGCCTGTGATTACACGGCGGCTCTCCTAACCTTCGTAAAGTTAGGGTGGATATCATGAATTGATACCTGAGAAGAGTAATATTAGTTAGTAATAGATATGTTAAGCGTGCTTTTGGATGTTGAATATATATGTTGATGATGTGTAGACGCG